GTGGCCTTGTACTTCGCATTTTCAGTATCGAAGTCCTCATCCATGCCGAACTCGTCTGCACGACGCTCAAACAGCACCAGACCAGTTCCAGACTGGGCACCATCTGTACGGATAAACCATGCATCTTGGTCAGTCAGGAAGTGATTTACTGCCACCTCGGGAATAATACCCTTGGTCTTCAGGAAGTTCAGGTCATTGTTTTCAGTTCCAACACGACCATCAGATTCCAGAATACGAGTCACTTCTGGGAACAGTTGACGAGGGATAATCAGACGCTTTGGCACAGTCTTGATGAGCAGGCCAGCATCATCAGTAAATGCAGCAATATCAATATAAGCTTGCTCGAAAGCAGCTTCTGATACGTCCGCAGCTACCGCTACGCCATTGGTCTGAGTACCACCAGCAATGTTGGGATGGTTCGCAGAACCACCACCACCAGCAGAGGCAATCAGAGTTGCACCATCACCACCTAAATAGGAAGTGTTGAATGCACGGTTGTACATATTAGCAACAATGACTTCCTTGCCTTGACGCATAGCAAAAGCGAGGTTTTGAGCCCGCATTTTGCCAACTACGTCATATTGATCATCTTCAACCATTTCCCGGGTGATGATGAAACCCTTAGCGTACACTACATGGTTAAACCGTGAAGTGAAACCTTGACGGGCAGTAGCATAGCTAACTGGACCACCTTCAGTCTTGACTTCAGGAAGACCAAAATAGCTTCCACCAACAATTTCTTCAAAAGCCTTGCGAGAAGTTTCCTTATCTACAAGCTTATCCCATTCTTGAGGGTACTCATTATATGAAGCCCCATACCAAGCATTTACACCAGGCCATAGGGCCTTTGCAAAACTACCAGTATTATGAGCCATTTCTTAACTCCTTAATTATTGTCCAGTAGCACCAGTTCCACCGCCCATAGTAGCGTTGTTGATCTTCGCTAATACTTTGACAGCAGTTGAAGTACCACTAATGGTCTCATTATCAGGACGTTGAACGGCCTTAACAAGTTTGAATTGCAGGGTAGCAGTTGTAGCTTTTGTGCCGCCTACATCCAGAGATGCCGCGCTGGCACCAGTAGAAGTAGAGCCTGATCCACCATAATATCCATCAGCGTTCAGACCCAGATCTGCTACTAAGAAGGCATAAGAGGCTCCAGCATTGGTCGCTTCAACTTCGTAAAGGACATCAGGAGCATCACATACCATTGCATACATAGCAGTAGATGCAGGACGATATTGAGGAGTATCAAGTGAAGTAGAGCCAGTTGTCATAGCCCCAGTCACAGGATCAAGCTTTGCTGGAACAAATCCAACAACTACACCAAGAACTGCAGCACCAGCCGCAGCACGCTTAACGGATGCAATACCCGAAGCGTTACCGGAACCATCCAGAATCACAGGATCGCCTACGAATAGAGCAGTCCCATCTGAGGCTAGCACCGGATAAAGATTGAATTGGCCGTTGTAGGGAGCACCACTTGCGTGCTGTACAGGGCGAAATCCATTGATGCGAGAAGTATTGGCCATAAACCATTCCTTTCAGTTACGGTGTATGCCAGTCTCACCTGGCATCACCTATTTACAATAGTTTCCTGTTTGGGAAGACCCATTTTGCCTTCTGACTGATCGACATATTCTTGCTTTGCTTTTTGATCCTCTTCGAAGTATTCCTTCTTGATTCTCATAGTAACAGCCCTAACACCATGACCAACAGAAATTGTGGAAACAGAACCCATAGGTGTAGAATTGTCTACTCTTTTGTTCCCCATGTCCGCAGTAGGATCAATTTCATACCCTAAATCTTGCAAGTCTTGGACACGGTTATCAACATCATTGACAACTCTATAATGGTAACCCTCTTCTTTATTGCGTACACCTAGACGGGTGCGCTTGGTTAGAGGACTACGACGAGGACGTACACTTGTACTGGAGGAGTTAGATTGTCTACTCATATAAATTCCTTCCTAATTATCTGCTAGAACGTACTGCCTTAAGATCGGCAATGTACTGTTCTTTAGTGATCACTGGCTTCCCAGTCTTTGGATTAATCTGACGAGTGATGTCATTCATAATCTTCTTTTCTAAATCAGTCATTTCAAAGCTCTCTGCTCTACTGGCTCTTCCGCCGCTTTGCTCCACATGAGGAGCAGATTCTTTACGTGGATTCTTGAACTTGTGGGGGAAATTAGCTTTTACTCTCTTTTCCACTTCCACTAATACATCATCCGGGGCCATGCCTTCTCTATTAAGCTTAGTTCCAATAGAATCAGCATAAGCCGTTAAGTCTTCATCAGACCCATACCATTTATTCTTTGATTTCCACTCAACAAGTTGAGGAGGTTCTGAAGCTTGGGTAGATTCCTTATTAAGTTGCTTTAGTTGTGCTGCTTGAGTTTCTACACGCTTCATTTCATCTTCAATAGCATCTTCACGATCAAAGTCACCATCAGCACGAGCTTGTCTGCGGGCAACCTTCAATTCGTTATAAGCCCGTTGATATGCAGCTTCATTTACTTTAGTGTAATGCTGCGACAGACTTTCAAATGCCTTACGAAGATTCTTTACTTCCTTACTTTGAGATTCAATTTTATCAAAGAGAGGTTTGCGTCTTACAAACTCTTTAGCATCGATAAAATCATCATCACTTCCCTCAAATTCTTCACGGGGCTTCCACCCCATGTCCAGAGCACGCTGCTCAATTTCAGAAATTTGAGGTTGTTCTACATTACCTTCTGGGGTACTTTCAACTTGGTTGACTTCTTCAGTCATTATTACTCCTTAAATACGCAAATAACGTCTTCATCATTAATGACAACAAAATCTTCTCCGTTGTCTTTGAAGAACTTTCCACCAAACTTAGCAAATCCAATTAAATCCCCAGAATTTAATCCTGAAATATAATCTGAACTGCATCCTGATCCAATCTCTAAAACAATTCCCTTGTCAATAGACGCTTGGCGTCTCTTTTGATCTCCAGGAGGAAGTGCAATTCCGCTTTCAATAGCAGAGCGAATTACTGGATCATCTTGTTCAATTGTCAGTGGTTTGACAAGGATTCTACATCCTACTACGTTAATCATTGCCGGGTCTCCGATCTAATAACCTCTAAGACCTCATTAAGTCCGCGAATCTGACCTTGCATAAGCTTAAGACTTTCAGGTTCGCAAGATAGAAGAGCTTCTTGTAGCTCATTACGAATTTCAGTAATTGAATCCACAACCTTCTTAGTTACAGGACTATACTTCCATTCTACGATGTCGTTTTCTGTGATGATTTTGATTTCTCCTTACTTAAAGAATTTGACTGTTTCATTTGCTGCATCTTTTGTTGGTGCATCTGTTCTCCATGAACTACAGATTGCTTGGCCTGTGCAGCAGCCTGGGCCATTTTAATATTATTTGTTTGCATGGATACTTGGGCATCCATGTTATGCTCTTGCCTACGGAATTCCATTTCCTGTGCATGTTGCTGAGCATCCATTGCCATTTGCTGTTGCTTACTTCTAGCATCAAGTTCCATTTGCTGCTGTTGGGCAGCTTGCTGCAATCCGATCTTTTGCTGTTCTGCCTGAGCTTTAGCTTGAATGGCCATAACTTTAGGATCAGGTTGTGGTGGAACTTGTCCAGTTTGTTGCACAGCTTGGCTAAGTAAATCTTCCCAATTTGGTTGTTCTTGTGCATCAAGAACTCTTGATGCCACTTTGACAGGATCAAGAACACCAGTTTGCAGAAGCTCCATCAAACCTTGTGCCTTCAGTAGTTTCTCGGTCTGAGATACTGCTGTGGGATCAGCACCAGGAACAATATCGCAATCTTTGCCATCAAAGTCATCAGGACCAATAGGTGTGTCAATTACATTGACATATGTATTTGGGTCCAGATACATGTGATTCAATTCAAAAATCTTCTGAAATTCTTGAGACAAAGAACGAAAGATCCGCTTATATACAGCGGTAAAAACCTTCATTCCTTGCTCAATAGAAGCCATTGTAGTAGTGGCTGGAGTATTTTGCCCAGGCATCTTACCCACAAAGATCTCTGCTACAGAGGCAAGTTCTTTACCTGAAGTAATCAGAGTACCCATTAATTCAAACAGAACTTTACTAGGTTCCTTGGTGGGAAGAGGGATAATCTGCTTGCGAAGATCATCACCAGTAGCATTTACTGGTTTCCATTCTCCAGGAGAGAATTTGGAGTCTCCCATCTTGAGACGAAGAGACTTACCAATAAATCCACCTTGAAGATTGTTTAGAGTACCTCCATCAATCTGCTGATTGATAAGAGTATTGACTGCTTCGTTTATCGGACCAAGCAGGACACCAAAGCCGATATCATAGAAAGAACCGTCAGGGTTAGGTACAAACCCAAACTTGGTGTACATCTGGATCGGGGTAATCTTTGCAATACTTTTTTCATCTTCTTGTAACTCTACTTGATCTGGATAATATCTTGGAGTAATGCTAAGAATCTTTCCTTGATACCTTTCAAAAGTGACAATAT